ACGATACATTCTCAAAGAATGTCCGTTCGGTGGTTCAGACCATGCTGACCCTGATAGTATGGTGTTTCAGTATGACAATGGCGCCATTGAATTTAAGTGCTTCCATGCTCATTGCGAACACTATCATTGGAAGGAGTTCCGGCTCCACTTTGAACCTGACGCCTACGACAAGAAAGACTACAACGAGTTCAAGTACAAGCAGCGCTACTACGAGAAGTATCGCCCGGTTCAGGAGCCGGCAGAGATTAAAGCCGAGACAGAGGAGCTTGGTAAGAAATGGCTCACTCTCCGCGACATCAAGATAGAGAAGGACAGTGAGAGATTCTCCATCAAGACTGGCATCTATGCTCTCGACAAGGCAATAGGTGGCTTCTTTGAGGAGCAAACGACTCTACTATCCGGCATCAATGCCAGCGGTAAGACTGCCATCCTGAACCAGCTCCTCCTCAATGCTATTCAGCGTGATGTTCCATCAGCTCTTTGGAGCGGCGAGCTTCCTGCGAAACGTATCAAGGGTTGGATATGCCAAACCGCAGCCGGAAAAAACAACGTTACCAAGGTTGAGGGTTTGGATAAAGCCTACGAGGTCAACGAAGAGGTCATCGGTAAAATCGAGCGCTGGGTTGACGAAAGGTTGGTTATCTATAACAACAACTACGGCAACAACTGCGAACAGATAATCGCGGACATTATTGAGGCTATCGAAAAGTATGGATTGAAGTTCATCGTCCTCGACAACCTGATGGCCCTGTCGCTTGACTACCTCGTCGGCACCATGAACGAGAAGCAGAAAGCTTTGATGTTGAAGCTCGATGAGATTGCCAAGAAGTACCATGTGCATATCCTGATTATCGCACATCCTCGCAAGGAGGCAAACTTCCAGTTGCTCCGCAAGGAGAGTATCAGCGGTACATCCGACCTGACCAACATCTGTTGGAATCTCCTGCTCCTGCATCGTGTGAACGATGACTTTGAGAAGAGGGCCACAGAGTTCTGGGGTAAGGAGAGGACTCAGCGCCTCATTTACGAGGGGTACAACAACATCATCGAGGTGGCAAAGAACCGCGACTACGGTGTTGAGAACTTCCTTGTCGGCCTGTACTATGAGGAAGAGACAAAACGCTTCAAGAACAGCCGTGCCGAGAGTATGCACTACGATTGGGAAGAGGGCATCGAAGAGTATCATAAACTCCCGGATGCGCCGCCGGTAACAATGCAGCCGAACACCAATTTCGATAACCAAGGCCCGGTTGACCCATACGAGGCGCAATTCCAGCATGACAGCGAACCACCATTCTAAACATTGATTAATTATGGCAATAATGTTACCTGTATTAAAAAAGGGAGATAAAGTATATTTCCATCCTTATTGGGGAGGTCCTTTTTCTGTTTCTAAGTGTATCATTCGTAAGGTTGAAACATATACGGATAGTAATGGTGAAATAAATATTAGGTATTATATAAGATACGCCTATCCGCATGATGGATATAGTCAATCACCGTACACACTAGATAAGCTAGATAAAAATTTTTATGGGTGTGTATTATTCATTACAGCAGAAGAATGCTTGCAGTACAACATAGAAAAATACAAAGAAGTGATAGCGAGTCAAATTGAATCACTAAGAACAGAATGTAAAAGATACAATATTGACTTGAAAGAACCAATCAAATTGATTCAATAATGAAGCTAAAGAAAGTAAACCGAGACCCGTTCAGTAATGGCACCGAGTACATGATGTTCGAGGAGCGCTGTTGCGACCGATGCGTCAAACATAGCCACCTTCGGAAGGAAGGTGATACCAAGTGGGATGATGAGTACACGAAGATTGTCTGCGCCATCGAAAGAGACATCCTGACCCGGATGTACAGCAACGAGCCTATCAAACAGGAAACGATAGACGTGTGCAACAACTTCATCTTCCACGGGACACTGTGCCCCTATATGAAGACTGAGCGGAAGAAATACAAAAAGAAAGACCCAATTAACCAACAAAAACTTGAATTATGAACCACGATATTAGTCATTGCAGCGGACAGGATGTAAGGCTCCTGCCATACGGAGGAACCGAGGTTGTTAAATGCTCAATATATAACAAATGTTACAGGCATTTAGCATACAATGACCCCGCAAGACCACCGGTAGTTTTCATGATACTTCCTCTGGATTGTATCGACCACAACCACAATCTGTATTACCCAACACAAAATGTATAAAGATGAAAGACCAATTCGGATTTGAAGGCTGCCTGACAAGTGCGGCTACAGAATACGCATACGCAGAAAATGACAAAAATTTCAATGTCATCGTTGAAGTTTCGTGTAATGATGGTAAAGCAGACGCCACAGTAATCGATGATGATGTCATTAACGGATACGTCCTGTCGGCTATCAGTACGGTGTGCCACACATCACAGCCTGAGAGATTTGTAGAACACAACAAGATAGCAGTCCGTATCGCTCGGCTGGCGGCTTCATTAGCCATGAAAGGAGGTAACAATGCGTGAGATTCTTTTCAGGGGTATTGACGAAAAAACAAAGGGTTTTGTTGAAGGTAATCTGTCGGTATCTTACGATGGTAAAGAGTGTGTTATAGAGTCATATTGGCAATCTGGCAAATGTATCACCATGATACCCTCTTTTGTCGATAAAGATACCATCGGTCAATACACTGGCATGAAGGACAAAAACGGTGTTAAAATCTTTGAAGGTGATATTGTACGTCGCCATGAAGAGCCGTTTAACTTAACCGACGTTGGTGTTGTGGTGTATAACGAAGCCATAGGAAGCTTCCGGTTGCACGTTGAGAAAAACGGCACCACGACACGATATGACTTTGTTGCCAGCGATACTTACAACGATGGCTATTGCCATGTCGAATGCAAAGCAACCTTCGAGGTGATAGGAAACAAATTTGATAACCCAGAATTATTGGAAGGAGGTAAATAATGTCTGGTGGAAAATTTGAATATGCTCAGGACCATTTCAATATTCACTACATCATTCCCTTTGCCGAGCAGCTGAAACGGTTTGAGGAGTACCGGCTCCTCGAAGAAGACAAGGTTGACCCGGACGATTGGGAGCAGAACTATGCAAGGTCTCTGAGCGAAGAGACAATGAAAGAGTACCGCAAAGGCTTAATCGTCATGCGAGTCGCATTTGCTTATGCACACAGAATAGACTGGCTAGAGTGCGGTGTCGATGGCGAGGACAACTTCCATAAGAGGCTCCAAGAGGACATTAAGATTGCTATGATTTCCGAGCGCAACATCACCAACCAGTTCGTTGTCCCGGAAGGAAAGGTTATCAAGGTGTACGACGCCCGGTCGCAGTTCTGTCGTTGCGTCTATGCAGTTGGCTTTGACAGCGAGGGTTACGCAGAGTGGAAGACCATCTACACCATCGAGACAAAGGAGGGCCACCGGCGCCAGCACCATGCCGACCGGATGATAAAATACCTCAAAGAGGACTTCTACGGAAGGCTCGGAAGCACGGCAACCCTCAACGATGCGTCTAAAGCATTGATGCAAAAACACAAAATCGAGGTGTTCGATGGCGACAATCCTCTCACGAAAAAGCTCGAAGAGGAGTCTTGGAGTGAAAAATTTTCAGCCACAATTCCCTCAAACACAATGTTTAACCAAAAATCTTGAAGAAAACGCGAAAAATTTTATTCGTGTATCAAAAATTATTCGTACTTTTGCATCCGAAATGAAACAGAAATCAGACATAGAGAAAGCGGTCAGCGCCCACTTCAAGGTGGATGCCGCTGACCTGTACAAGAAGGGTAAGTACACCTACCCCTACGACGGCGCCCGTAGCGCCCTGATGTGGTTGCTGTACTCCAACGGAGTCAAGAGCTACGTCCTGTCCGAGATGTTCGGCATCACCGACAGGCAGGTTCAGATTATCTGCGCCAGAGCCAGCGTTGCCCTTAAATCGGACACGAAGTTCAAGGAAGACATCGAAAAAATTAACAAAGCACTTGCATCGTGAATGACTTATACCCATATCAAAACCTGTCCTTAGAAGACATGCCCGGAGAAGAATGGCGCCCGGTTATTGGATATGAGGAATACTATATGATTAGTAACCTCGGAAGGGTTAAGGCGTTGTCTAGACAATGGCACTACGGACAAAGAGACGAGAAAATTCTTCGTCAACAGAATGTATCTGGGTATTTGTATGTTCAGACAGCAAAAAATGGTATCAGGAAACTACGGAGAGTCCATTCATTAGTCGCATTATCATTCATTCCAAATTCCAATAATCTAAAGTATATCAATCACATTAACGAAGATAAGTACGATAATAGAGTTGACAATTTAGAATGGTGTACGGCACAATACAACAATAATCACGGCACACGCAATAGTAGAATATCCCAAACACAAAGACATCACAGAAAAGATGCCAAGCCGGTAATACTAATGACCCTTGATGGGACTACAGTAAAAGAGTACACTTCTATAACAGACGCGGGTCGTGATGGTTGGGATAGAAAAGCAATCTCTAACATTTGCAACAAAACAGGGAAATCAAAAACAACAAAAGGTTATACTTGGAAATTTAAAAACCAATAATCATGGAAGAAAATAAAGCAGTTCAAGTAAAAAAAGATGTCGGGACACAGGTCCTCGACAGAGTAAACCAACTGTGTGAAGCCGGTTTTGTTCTCCCGGCAGACTACTCAGCAACCAATGCCGTAAAAGCGAGTATGCTCGTCTTACAAGAAACGGTGGATAAAAACAAAAAGCCGGCTCTGGAGGTTTGCACCCCAGTATCGGTTCAGAAGAGTCTATTCTCAATGGTGGTTCAGGGTCTTGACGTTAGTCGAGGTCAAGGGTTTTTTATCGTAAGAGGCGACAAACTTACCTTTATGCCATCATATTTTGGCAATATGCTTCAAGTTCGTCGCTTTTACCCCAAGTGGACCCCTATCGCCCATACCATCCGCGAAGGTGATGAGTTTGAGTACAGCATTGACCCGGGAACCGGCAAGATGCGCCTCGAAAAACATGTGCAGAAACTTGAAAACCTCGATAAGGATTTTATAGGTGCATACATCTATATTCCTTGCGCAGACGGTACTCAGGAGTTGTATGTTATGACGAAGAAACAGATTATGACTGCATGGAGCCAGTCGAGCAACACACAACTTACTGTGCATAAAAAGTTCGATGAGAAAATGGCACTCCGTACTGTTATTAACAGCGGATGCCGTAAGGTGCTTAATTCAACACCCAATCCTGTTGGTTCCAATGTGGAAGATGATGACCCCAACAACTTCACCGACCCTGTTGGTGACAATGGTGGTGAGTACACTGACTTCGAGGAAGTCCAGACCAGTGTCAACGACAATCCCGACAACGCACAGCCGGCACCCGAAGCAGCTCCTGCACCTGCCGCTCCTGCCGCCCAGCCCGCCGCCGGCGAAGTCCCCGAAGAGTACAAAATTTAATAACCTATAAGACATGACAGTTATGTTACCGCAACCGTTTATGACATCCGATGATTTCGGTGGCCGCTTCTGCGCCAGCAAGTATGCCAGACCTTACCGCTACAAGAGCCGCAAGGCCCGCACCAACAACCGGACGAACAACAAGAAGAAACTCCGCTCAGTGAGAGCAATTTAGGTGTGCCACGCGCCAGTTGTGGGTTCAAATCCCGCCCTTGCAGCCAAAATGCCCTCGTAGTTCAGTTGGTTAGACCGTTACTCACGGCCATGTGGGTAAAAGTCGCTGGTTCGAGTCCAGTCGAGGGCCAAAATATCGAATACAATGGAAGACAACGAAGTAAGAGAATACAAGAAAGCACAGAAATTCTACTTCAACGAGGAAGGAAAGCTCGTGGTAGAGTCCAAGAAAGGAGTCTGGGTTGACGGTGAGCAGCACGTCAAGATGTACGGCAACTTTGTCTGCAATGCAAAGACTATGGGAATGGTCATCCAGCAGCTAAAAGGCATCAAAGTCGCTGTCGGCTCCAAGGAAACCGTGCGGCACTCCCACGACGATGTGGTAGATAGCATCCTCCATGTGCATGACCACACCATCGAGCATTACTGCATCCTCGGTGTTGATGAAAATGCCGTGGAAGAGTATTGTGAGAGACTCGCCATCGACAGGTACACCTCCGACAAAATCAACAAAGCCAACAAAGAGAAGGAGGAGTGCATCAAGATGGCCCGCGACTACGCCCAGACTATCACTTCTATCAAGAACAAAATTGAAGCGTACAACGCTATGCCTTGGATTAAACGTATTTTTCACAAAATCAAATATTAACAATCAAAACAGTTCATTATGTTAGACAAAGAACTTGGAAAAGAGTACCCCATTGAACGCCGTGCGGAGTACCTGAACGACAACTGCGACGCTACGCAGGAATTGACCTACACTCGCCAGCTGACCTCCGAGGAGCTGGCCGAGTGCCGTGAAAAACTCACAGATGCCAGTATCAAGCTGGCCGACATCGCCGAAGAGAAGAAACTCGCTATGGATGCCTTCAAGGAAGAGGCCAAGCCCTACGAGGAAATCCGGGCGAAACAGATTAAGAACCTCAAACACAAGTCCGAGGTCGTAACCGGTCTGTGCTACAAATTCATCGACGAAGAGACCCGCATGGTTGGCTTCTACAACAAAGAAGGCGACCTCGTTGACAGCCGTCCGGCTTTCGCTGACGAGTTGCAGTGTAACATCTTCCAAGCTGCCCGCAAGACCGGCACAAACAACTAATTCAGTAACACCAAATTTTCATAGATATGGAGAATAACAACGAAAAACCCATCACCGTGAACCTCCCCGAAGGTCAGAACCAAGTTCAGGTCCTCTACGGCCCGGCTCCCAAGCAGCTGGACGCAAAGGCTCCCATCAAAGTCAGCATTGACGGCACTATCGAAGCACCCGCCCGTTGGCTGGAGAAGCGTGTCGGCGACATCGACCAGCACAAGGCCCATGTCCTCGTTGACCGCGACAGCATGAGCATCTGCCTCGTCATCAACGAAGACGACCCGTACAAAGACGGCTCCGTCCGTGGTAAGATTGCCGTCTGCGACATCGTTACCAAGTTTGGTATCAATACCGGCAAGAAGTGGAACCCTGAGCAGCTGGGCCAGTTCCTCAAAATGAACCGCTCCCTCTTCGTCTCGAAGGAAGAGAACATGGCCGCCGTTGGCTCTCTCAAATCGTTCAGCGCCAGAGTCAACCAAGACGTCGTTCGCGACAATCAGGAGAACGGCAACCGCAACTACGCCTTCCGTCAGGCCGTTGACTCCAACATCCCCCAGAAGTTCGCGCTCAAAATCCCGGTCTTCAAAGGCTGTGCTCCTGTCGAGGTTGAGGTCGAGACCTACGCCAGCATCGACGGAACCGACGTTTCCATCGTCCTCCAGTCTGCCGGCGTGAACGACATCATGGAGGAGGCCCGCAACTCCGCTATCGACAAGGTGATTGATGAGATTAAGGGTTACGGCCCCGAAATCGCCATCATCGAGCAGTAATACTTTTGTCTGGAAGAGGTGGTATGGCAGCGCGGTTAAGCCCGTCCGAGTTCGAGTCTCGGTGCCTCTCAAATCAAATTCACTGATAATGAAGAATACAAACCTAATTCCAGAATTATTTAATGTTGGTGGCCAACCTTATGAGGTCCGTAAAGTAGAACGCTGTGAAAACAATAGTGTAGGCATATCTTCCTATTTTGGTGGATATGTCGAAATCGCCGACAAGTTCAATAAAGACGTAAAGCAAAGTGAGGGTGCTAAAGTAAACACTTACTTCCACGAGTTGACCCATGTCATTCTCGACAATATGGGAGAAAAAGAGCTGTCTGAAAATGAGCGTTTCGTCTGCTCCTTTGCCGGCTTCCTTACCGAGGCCATGACTACGGCTGATTATCCAGAGGAAGTTTTCAACAAGATGCTTCTTGAACTTAAAAAATCACCTACAATTCCTTCCGCATGACAGATAAAGAGCAACTTAATAAATTGATTGATGATTGTTGCGAAAAATACAATCTGGAGGATTTCATTATAAGAGAGATAGCTAAAGCAGTAGTATGGCCAGCTCTATATCTTGCATTAGTAAAACAGAATAAAATATGACAGACATCAAGATTATATCGTCATCCTCTGCCGGCAACGGATATGTGCTTGTCAGCAACCATAAGACTCTCCTTCTGGAGCTTGGCTGCAAGCCTCTCGAATACTATACACTTGCTGATGGTTCGATTATCGGTGCAGCCTGTTCCCACAAACATGATGACCATTTTAACCCTTCGACCGTAAAGTCCATGCTGCATCGCGGTGTTCCGGTCTATCTCGGCGAGAAGGTCTATGAGGGAGTTTTCGACCAGATTGCAGCATCCGTCCCTCAGGGCGATATTTATGGCGTAAAGCGCCTCCTGACGGCCTCAAAGACCGACATTGGAGGATTTACCATCCAGCCGTTTGAAATCGCCCACAACGTGCCAAATTACGGCTTCCTGATAGAAACTCAAACCAAAGAGCGTATCGTCTTTGTAACAGACGCCATTGAATGCAAGTATCGCTTCAAAGACATCGACTGCATCATGGTCGAGTGCAACCACGACGATGACACCCTCCTCGACAATCTTGCAGAGAACGATGTCAGCCCAAGCCACCCGGAAAACCACCTCGGCTTGTCGGACTGTATCGCCTTCTGCAAAGCCAACATGAACCCTCACCTCAAACAAGTAATCCTGATACACCTCAGCCACCAGAACATCAACGAGGGCTTCGCTCTGAAATCTGTGCAAGATGCTATACCACACATAAATGTGTCAGTGGCACACAGTGGAGATACATTTGAAATAGAAAGTGATAACTTCTAAAAAGAAAAAAAAATGATAGACCCCACACGCAAAATGATGATGAAGCCCATGTTTTATGACGTGGAGAAAATCGAGCCTGAAAAAATAACTTTTATTGGAAAAATAATAAGACATATATCTTGTTTTTTCGATAGCATACTTTGGTACAATATGGTAATCGTATTCCTAAGACTTTTGGAAATTTCACTTTTTGTTGGAGCATTTTACATCATGGCACAATGGTAAACAGCAAACTTTAATAAACAAAATTATGAGTACAATAGCAAGAATTAAAGACTATCTTTGGAATAAAAGATATGGCAGAAACCATAAGATTAAAACAAGTTTAGACAGGTTAGACCTTTTTGCGTTGTTGGGAGGCGTAACACCAGACTCACGCAATAGACCATTATTCGAGAGTCTGCGGCTTGGGCACTGGGACAAAGAAAAAGAAGAATGGAAATGGGATTTTTGGAGTCCAAGTTTTTGTACTTGTCCTCAGCCATCATACATAGACAAGTATCAAAACGAATTACTTTGGAGTCTCTACAATCTGATAAAGTCTCAAAGATTGCAAGAAGACACCACGATAGAGGACATTGATATAGAAAAGATGACTATCCGAGAAGTGAAATTTATCATAGAGAAGTATCCCGATAAAGCGGATGGTATATTTGCAAAAATGTGTGACAAGATGAAATATTACATCAACTTACAAAAATAAACATTATGAACATAAAGACACTAAATGAAATTTCTTCTATTGTCAAACAAAAAACAAACGGGCTGTATGACATTTCCGAATGGAATATGTTTGTAAAAGAAAGATTTACTACACGCAAACACGAAACAGTCTTGTCTTTTATACAAGAAAACGAGGCTCACACAGTTTGCCATGTAGTTGTAGTGTCTCTTTTATGGGGTGTCGTACCTGATGATGGTATAATAATAGGACAGGTAAACAAAGATGGCTGCGTTGATTATTACGGCGAAATTTCAAATATAAGCGGCGTGGACAAAACCTTACTTTTGTTTGCATTAAAACATTAATAATGGACAATCTTGAACAATACATTTACGACAAACTCAACGCAATGCAGACCGAGAAATCCACACAAAAAGTGGAACCGTGTTGGGTGACAAAAACTGAACTTTTTTCCACAATTGACAAGGATGTAAGAACAATCTTGAACAAATGGTTCGTGGAAAAGAAAATCAAGGTC